GCGATATTGTCAAGGTTAATTATCACAGGGCTAAATATCTTATCGCTATGGGAGTTGCACTTGAGCAGAAACAGGCAAAGGATGATGTAGAGGAGATTAAAACTGAAAAAATAGTTGACAATGGAAGCAACACTAAAAAGCGAGCTACTCGACAACGCAAAACTAACGCTTAGTCTTGATAGCGATGATACCTCGCATGACAGCTATCTAGAGGTCTTGATTGATGCAGAGTTTGAAATTGCACTTGCAAGGACAGGTAGAACAGAGGCAGAAATCAACGAAGCATTAAAAGAGGCAATAGTTAGAAATGTAGGTGTCAGGTTTGACAGTATGGATGATAAGCGAGATTTAGACACTTATCACAATTTCAATAAGCAACCGATGTTTTAAAGGTCAATTAGATGAGGTTAACGGAAAAGATACAGGCAATAAGCGAGGGCAGTCAATCAGACGGCTACGGCGGCAGTATTCCTGTTGATGTTATCGACTTTGAAGCATGGGCAAGCATCGAGCAGTTGCGAACGTCTAAAGATATAGAGCAGGCGCAAGTAAGTTTGCCGTCAACATTCAGGGTTAGAACACGGAAGGAGTTCAATAAAAAACATATAGTGAAGTGGAGAGGGCGGAAGTACTCGATTGTTTCAACACCTCAAGTCGATTTTGTGAGGCGGTCAAGAATCTACACGTTTGATATGCACGAATTAAAGATTTAATCGCTATGCCGAAAATTACAATTGAAAATACATTATCGAAAAACTTGGACTTGTACAAGACACAATTATTTAGAGATGTGGTTCAACTTGTTGAGTTTGCTATAAAAGATACCGAAATAGAGGCTAAGAGAGCACTGAATTTCGATGCGAACTATGAGGTTGATACTCGATTTATAAACATCACTTCTTCATTCAGGGATAAAGGCTTTACGGGCGAGGTTGCTGTTGACGGTGCGAAGAGAGAGGATGGCAAGGGAGGTGATGATATGGCGGCATATATTGAGTTCGGCACAGGATTAAGCGCGAGGGAGATACTTGCACCCTACCCGCAGTGGGTGAAGGATATTGCGATGCAATTTTTCGTTAACGGTTTAGGTACTTTGCAAGGAAAACCTTATCTTTACAACAACTTTTTAAAGAACGTTGAAAAATTCAAGGCTGATTTAAAAGCGTTGATGGATAAGAAAACAGTTGATAAGTGACGGCATGGACAGGATAACATTTGTAAGAGGCAAGGTAATAGAAGCGTTAAGCGGTTATAAGTTTAACGGATTTGACGTACCTGTATTTGACGAGGTGGTCAATCCGGATATTACATTACCTGTTATAAGTGGAGCGCAAACATATATCATCTTGCAAGACCAGCAGATGATTTATAATGCCGTCCAGACTTATTGCAATCCACGATTTAACATTTCATTGACTCTCAAGGTAGTTACCATTTTTGGCAATACCGGAAGCAAGAAGCTGTCGGAGGACATAGGCAATGATGTATTGAATCTATTAATGGATGACAGGGGAAAGAGCAAATTATCTGATATAAGCGAGGTACAGTTAGATGTATCAAGATCGTCAAACGAGACAACAGCCACGAGGGTTGCATTCTCAAAAATATTTATTTTGAATTTCATAAAAAATGGTTAAATTAGTAATTAAAATATAAACATTAAAAACTACAATTATGGCAAATACAAATGTAAAAGGAGCACAGGGTATTCTATCGTTTCACGATGGAACGGCTTATAAGCCAATAATTTGCTTAACATCTACGTCTATGAGTAGGGTATCGGAGGTGATACAGAAGGTGAATTATTGCACGCAAGGAGAGACAATTTCAAAGGTTGACAGGATTACACGCACGGTTGACTTTGAAGGAGAAGTAATGGATGTTGGCACACCTGCCGATGGCGTATCTTATGATGATTTGATTACTGCTATTGAATCGATGGAGGAGAAGAATTTCAGGCTTGATGGCAGAGGTGAAGCACAGTATTTTAAGGCTGTTATAGCTAATTTGGATGATACTTATCCGGGTGAAGGGGATGCAACGTTTTCTGGGTCGCTCACTATCAATGGGGATATTTCGGCGACAGATCCGCTTGCGACACCTTAAGGGAACAAGAGTTTTGCAGAGTTGTACTCGGATACCAAACAACCTGCTTACTAATAAAAAACACTAATAAATAAAGTGATATGTTTCAAACAACAATAAATTTTAAAGGTAAGGATAGGGTTCTGCAATTTTCAACGTGGGTACTCGGTGAGATTGAGAGAGCAATGAAGGGCGAGACGGCAGCAATCAAGATGTTTGCTAATATGCTATTTTTCGGATTAATCCACGGTGAGGGATTAAGGAATAAGTATATTGCAGAAGAGAAAATCGACTTTGATGTGCTTGACTGCTACGATTGGATAGATGAGCAGGGAGGACTTCAAAGTGATGAGGTGCAAAGGGTGCAGAATCTATATATCAAGTCAAGGACAACCAACGTCCCGGGTGATGAAGAAAAAAACCCGAAAGCCACAACACCGAAAAAGACAGTCAAGAAGTAGAATTTGATTGGAACAGGGATGTTGTGGCGTTTGCGGTAGGCGAATTAGGGTTGAGGCTTGAAGAGTTTTATGATATGCCATTTTGCGAGTTCCTGATTAAATCATACGCTTACAATAGGATGCAAAAGGAGAGGTTAAGGCACACCCGGTTAATAGCATGGTCGGCACAGATAGGAAGTCATTTAGACCCAAAGAAACTGCCGAAGTCAATCGAGCAGTTTATGCCGATAGGAAGCGAAAGAAAAAAGAAGCGCAAAAGCAAGGTATCGGATGAGATGAGAGCTATATTTGAACAACGCATGAGGGAGTATAATGAAGCGGTGGCGTTAAAGTAAAAGCAGGAGACAGAGATAGCTAATAAAGTTAACTAATAATAATTGAAGATATGAGTTTTAAAGCGGTACTGGAGGCGGACATAAAAGGTTTTTCAAATAATATCGACAAAGCTATATCTGATGTTGATAGGCTTGAAAAGACTACTTTGCAAAAGCTGTCAAAGGTTGGTGACTCGTTCATTAGTATAGGGAAAAAAGCCTCCATTCTTTCCGTTGCTGTTGCCGCTGCAGGAGCAAAGGCTTTTTCGATGGCAGCCGATTTTGAGGATGCTATGGGAGCAACGGATCAGATATTCAAGGATGCATCCGGGAGCGTACAGGCGTGGGCGAACAACCTTGACACCTCATATGGGATTGCGAAGAAGGAGGCGTTATCATACTCGAATCTAATGGGTTCGATGCTGGTCAATATCGGTAAGTTGACGGAGGAGCAGGCATCGAAGCAGTCCGCTAAACTTATCGAACTTGCTGGAGACTTGACAGCCATGTATGGCGGTACGACACAGGAAGCTGTCAGAGCGTTAACAGGTGCGTTGAAGGGCAATAATACGATGCTTGATAACTACGGTATGGCTGTTAATGATGCTCTAATAAAGCAGAAGGCTTTAGAAATGGGATTGATAAGCGGTACAAGCGAAATGAGCTTGCAAGCAAAACAAGCCGCTACATTGGCATTAATTTGGGAACAGACAGGGGCGGCGCAAGGGCAGGCAGCACGTGAAGCGGACGGAGCCAGTGGTGCGATGAGGGCTTTTCGGACAGAAGTTGCGAATCTATCGACTGAATTAGGTGAAGTTTTACTTCCAATTATCACACCAATTATTAGCAAGTTAACTGACATTGTAGGCAGCTTAAGAGCTTTATCACCTGAAATGCAATCCATGATTGTTGGTATTGCTGGGGTTACGGCGGTGGCTGGGCCGCTTTTAGTGGTTATCGGGAAGCTATTACAAGCGCTGCCTGCTATCAAAGTAGCATTTACCGCATTAACAGGCCCGATTGGCGCAATCACACTTGCTGCCGCCGGACTGACGGCCGGGATAATATACCTTGTGAATAGGGCAAACGAAGCAACGACCGCATCAGAGGCACTTGCGGAAGCAAACAAAGGGGTAGAGGCAAGTGTAAGGAAGGAAAAGGCGGAACTTGAGAAACTTTTGTCTATTGCACGAGACGAAACGAAATCTAAAGATATGCGGCTTGAGGCGATAAGGAAATTAAATTCCATATCAAAGGAGCATCTTGGATTCATCACACTTGAAACAGTCAACACCGATGCGGCAAAGAATGCGGTTAACGGTTATACAACTGCGATTGAAAGGAATGCACGACAGAAGGCTATATCGGACAAGATAAGTAAATTATATGCAGAGCAATTAAAATATGAAGAGAAAATTGCACGTGAAGCACAAAAGATAGAAGAAGACAAAGCGAAGGGATTTTTTGGTTCTAATATTTTATTGCAATCCGCTTTTAAGATAAGACGTGCAGAATTCCAGAATGAGCTTGATAATATAAACGAATCAATAAAGGCTTACGAATCTCTTTCGGAACAGTATGTCGCAACGGGAGAGACAGGGGCGGAAGCGGCTAATAAGATGGCCGCCGCAATTGCTGAAGCTGGCGAGGTAGCCAAATTAGACACCTTCCAAAAACTTATCGGCGAACAGTTAAATGTACGTGATGCGATTACTAAAACAACCGCAACAATTGAAGATTTACAGAGCAAGCTTGTTAAACTTCAAGCAGGAATATTACCATCAACAAATGTTCGTCAGGAATTGGCGGAGACACAACAGCAGATAAATGACTTGTCAACCGCATTAGATTTATTGACAGGGGGTAGAGAGTTAAATATAAAAGTTAACACAAACATATCAGGGATTGAGGCAGAAGAAAATAAATTTCTAAAAGATGGCGCAATAGTTGTACCTCCAATTGACACATCATTACTTGAAAATAGCTTAGGTCAAGCAAAAGAAATGGTTACTATCACGTCGCAAGATTTAGGTTCATTACTAACAACAGGCATTAGCATGTTTGCCCAAACGATAGGTGATGCGTTCGCTGGAAATTGGGATGGGCTGGGTGCTGGATTATTAAAGGCGGTCGGAAGTTTAGCTCAACAGTTTGGGAGTTTAATTGTCGGTATGGGTGTTGCAGCGTTAAAATTGAAATCATTAATATTTAATCCTCCCACGGCTATTGCCGCAGGTGCTGCACTTATAGCACTCGGAGCAGCAGCATCTGGAGCGGCACAAAAAATGATTAGTTCAGCTACAGGTGGTGGTGGCTATTCCTCAGCACCATCATTACGAAATACAGGACCAGGCTATGCACCATCAGAATATCGAGGGCAATATCAGGACGATTTCAAAGTGGAATTCAAGATAGGTACAAATGAGTTGGTAGGGGTATTGAACACGGCAGAGCAGAGACGAAATAGGTTGTAGGATTGGTTAAAAATTAAGGTATGATATACAGATTAAGATATTGCAATAAAGACGGTGTAGAGGCAAGGGTTGACATTCAGAAGGGTTTGTCAACTCCAGTTATCGAAATTGAGGGTACAGAGAGACCTTTTATCTTATCATATAATAATGATAAGGGTGACAAATCGGGCATGTTTTTATCTTCAAGTGCCGACATTGAGATTTATGAGACGGCAGATTTAGATTTAGATTTAAATTTCAATATCGATAATCTTAAGACATCAAATGAAACTGAATTATCTGTAACGCATTATATTAACAACGTTATAAGCTGGCAAGGCTTTATCATACCAGATTTCTTCTCTATTGAGGTGAGGAATAATCCTGTAATCACTATGACGGCAAGTGACAGGCTGGGGACATTGAAGAATGTAACTTTGGCTGATTTACCGTCAATGATAAGTTTGAGAGAGTTAGCGATTTTATGCTTGAATAAAACAGGTTTATCGCTTCCTCTTAAGACGATGGCGGATTTTAGTAATGGCACAGGGATAAATGATTTCTTTAATTCTAAAATATTAACACAAAGATTATCAGACACAAAAGGTCGCTCAATTAGTTGCTATGATATACTGTCAAGCATCTTAACCGCAAGTAACAGTTTTTTAGTGCAGAGGACTGGCACTTGGCACATCATAAATAAAATTCAACATGAAGCTGGAAGCGGTAAACTATATACAGGTGCAACATCATTTATAAATTGGTCGGATGTTATATTTAATTTTTCCGATATAAATGTAGGTGGAAGAAGAACGATTATACCTGTTGCATCGACTGTCGGAGTATATCACGAACACGGTGGGGGCAGGCTTCACCCGGATAATTACGACTTTTCAAAAGGAGTGCAGGGATGGGAGGGAGTAAACGGGTTCTCGGTAGGTATAAGCGAAAATGAAATTAAAAGCTATACGAGGATAAATAATGTTTGGAATGTAGATTACGGAGATACTGATAAAAACCGTTTAAAAATAACAAACATAAGCTTTGGCAATTTTATTAATCTCGATTTAGTACCTTATGCGCAAAGCACATTTCCGATTATTACAACAAATAAAAACAGCGTTGGCATTGAGATAGATTTAAGCGTACTCGGAAAGCCATTTCAAGAAGCAGGATTTGTTGTATTAGCATATAAAGACAATGATAAATTCGCATTCAATCCATCATCCGGCGCATTCGAAACATACGACCCGCAGGCGCATGATGGAATGGGCGTACCTAAGTACTTAATCAGGTTAGAAATACCAGTAGCCGATTATTCGCAAGACAAAACAACATACGAGGCATCCACAAAGTCAATAGCTTATAGCCCAACATTCGAAGCCGACGACCTTACAGGATATAGTGTTTCTATAAGAGTATATGGAACAGGTTCATACAATGGGAGGGTTATTCCTATGTTTGTAAATTTTGCAAACGTAAGGTTTAAGAACACACAAGAACTCCCAAAAGGCAACATCTATAAAACCGAAAAAGGCGATAATTTCACAAAGGCTCACGACATTGATACCTCATTATTTGCCGACTATATTACAACAGGATTAAATGGTTACTTTTATAGCTTTCCAATTGACGATACCTCACTCATATACAACTCAAATAATGAATTAACCTCAAAATGGACGGCTTATAATGATCCAGAGCAATTGCCGTTATTGCAACACGTAACACGTCAAAAATCAAGACTGTTTTCAGTTGCTCATGACCTGTTAAGTGCACAGCTTGAGGTAAATAATTTTGACCCTTTAGCAATTTTTGTAGCATGTGAAAAAAGATATACGGTTGTATCCGCGCAATTCGATTTCTTCAAGAGCAATTTATCAGTTGAATTAGAGGAGGTTGCATTTCAGAGTGCAACTGTAAGGGATTTTATTTATTCCTATTTTGGCGATGGTGAGAGCGGAATAAAAAGTATCGGAGGTATTTCGGGTGGTAGTGGTGGAGGTGGCACAGGCGGGGGGATGACAGCGGATCAGGTAGCTATCCTGTCCGAGGTTCAAGTCCTGGCACACGACCATGGAAACAAAGAGGTACTGGATCAGGTAACACAAGAGGTGGTCGACAATGCGCTACGAGAGATGATTATAAGCACCGACACCGAAACGGAGCTCACGGATGAAAATTACCTCTCTTCCCTGCGTGTATTAAAAGAGATACTTGACAACAACGAGTATCTTGGGACGCAGTTTCTCTCGAAGGTGAATCCCGACACGGCACAGGAGATCATCAAATTTGTAAAAGGTATCGAGATAGGAGATTTCACAACCGGGCCTCTTGGTGCTGGTGCCGCCATAAAGATGGAGAACGGTGTTTCACGGATGGAGGTTGACAATCTCGATGTTCGCATGCGCGCCACTTTCAGGGAGTTAATTATTGAATCGCTAAAACACATTGGCGGACAATTGATTCTCTCTCCTGCGAGAATGAAATGCACGAGCGTGGTTGATGGAGGAACGTATTACAGGTGTTACTTCGACACGGGAGACGGCAAGGTATCTAACGAGTTTGTGGCTGGCGATCAGGCAAGGTGTCAGGTGTTCACTGGTTCGGGTGTAAAGATGTACTGGAGGCTGGTTACTTCGGTCGGCACGGACTGGATAAACCTTTCAAAGACCGACGCAATAAGTGGAAGTTCAATCCCCGAAGCTGGCGACGATATAGTCCAATTAGGGCACAGGACAGACACGACAAGACAGAATGCACAAATCCTCTCAACAGTTGGTTCGGACGCTCCGAGCTGGAAGCAATATAAAGGAATTAATGCTTTTTCGTTGGAGGGGAAAGACACGACAGTATTTTCCGGCACTGGTAATAAGATAGACGGAAAAACCGTATTCATGTCAAGCGGGGCAAATGTGGAGGATGGGATTAACTCCAAAAACTCAAACTACAGCTCACAACCAACTTCTTACAAGGCAAACGATACATGGACGCTGTCAGCCGACACAACCGTCAACGGGATAGCCTACAAAAGTGGTGATATTCTCACAGCCACACAGGACAGTACAACGTTTGTTCAGGCTAACTGGGTTAAAAAAGTGAGATACACGGATGATACGGCGGTGAATAATTTGGAGATCGGTGGCAGGAATTTATTCAGCATTTTAAACACACAGATCGGTCAGTCTGGCTTACTTGCGTATAGTAAACAAGTAGAAATTAACGGTTTTTATGGAGGTGGATTAAACAATGGTTATGAAAACCATGTCAGGTTAAGCAATGTAATTAAGGGTAATGGCTACTACACCGTATCGTTCGAGATGAGGGGGACACAAAGTTCAGTTGTTGATTTATATGTTAGTATTGCTGGGATTAGAAGTTCTACCAGGTTTACAACGAATAACTCAAACACATTTAACGGGGTCAAATCATACACTGTAAACGTCACCAATTATTCAGAAGAGAACAGTCATGTTGATTTTCATTTGCAGTGGGCCTATTTTTATATTAAGGACATAAAGGTTGAAAAGGGTAACATCCCAACCGACTGGACACCTGCCCCGGAGGATGTGCAGACTGCCATCGATGCCGCAGTCGTAAAAGCGACATACTGGTCGATAAAAGCAAGTTCGCCTGTAATTTACAAGGATGCCATCAACGCAGCAACAAGCGGAACACATACACCTATAACCGTATCGGGAGAGTTGAGAAGCGGAACAACTACAACCGCAGGAGGATTCATTACCGTTACGCCCAACGGAGGCACGGAAGCCGGAACAGCTTCGGCAAGTCCTGTAACGATTGCACCAGCGAACGGAGACGGGAAAACAAGCTACACAGTAAGACTGTACGATACAGATTCAAAAACAACGCTACTCGACACGATGACTATTCCTGTCGTGTTCAAAGGCGCAAGCGGTGTTAATGCAATTAGTGTAGTGTTGAATAACGAGGCAGATGTTCTGCCAGCTTCGACGGATGGAACTGTTTCCGATTATTCAGGTTCAGGAACAATAATAAGAGTATTCGAGGGTGCAACCGAATTAAGTTACGGAACTGGTAACGGGCAGTATCAGGTATCTGCATCTGGAAGCGGAATAACAGCTGGCACACCATCCACATCGGGCAATACAAGGGTGTACGGAGTTGCCTCTAATATGACATTAGATAACGCAACTATTACCTTTACAATCGCAGTAAAAACAGCCGACGGCACTTCGTTCAGTCTTACTAAAACACAATCGTTTGCCAAATCACGGACAGGGCAAAAGGGAGACGCTGGCGATGCTATTTATGTTGAATATTCCGTAAACGGCTCTACTCTTTGGCATGCTACTTTTACTACAGGAGACCTCTTTATGAGGCAGAAAACAGGTGTTAGTGGCACTTGGAGTGCTGCAATGCGAATAGTAGGCGAAAAAGGCACGACAGGTAACGACGGGAAATATACAGACTATCAGTTTGCAAAAAACACAAGCTCAACCGTAGCACCCACAACAGGATGGCAAGATGATCCTCCATCTCTTTCTACGGGCGAACATCTGTGGATGCGTGAGGGGGTTGTGATACCGCCAGCAACATCGCCAGCATCGTGGAGCACGGCAGTAAGAATTTCGGGTGAAAAAGGCGAAGCGGGAGTATCGATAACAGATGTTGACGTTGAATTTGCAAAGAACACCACACCCGAAACGGCACCAACGACCGGATGGACTACCACCGCACCGACATTGTTAGAGGGTGAACAGCTTTGGACTCGTACAAAAACAACCTATTCGGCAGGCAATCCGACCTATTCAACTCCCGCAAATATCACACCTAAAAAAGGTGATACTGGAGCGGTTGGACAGGGAATTGAAAGCGTAACGGAAGAATATGCCATTTCCACTTCAAAAACTGTTCAACCGACAACAGGATGGAGTACAGCTCAGCCAACTTGGGTAAGCGGGCAATATATCTGGTCGAGGGTGAAAGTTGTTTACAAGAATCCCGCTTCAACAGTTTACACAGGTTATGCGGTATCAAGTGAGTGGGAAGCGGTGAATAATTTGGAGATTGGGGGGAGGAATTTATTTATTGAATCTTCTGAAACTAGTCGTTTTGAGGTAGTTGATGGTAGAGAAGTTATAAGTACGAGAGGATACATTGATGCTGGTGGTGGAGTAACTTTAAATCCTCTAATAATAAATGACAGCTTAGAGCCTAACACAAATTATACGCTGCAAATAAGAGGTAATGCGCCCAATCACCCAACTGTGCCAAATCACAATAATATAAGATATTATAATAGCAACCTGAGCATAGTAAATATAGGAAAATTTCTCCCTGATTATGAATTAACTGTTATTCAATTTAAAACGGACAGTGGTGGAGGAACAAAACTTTCCATTGACACAGGTGATGTATATGGGTACATACTTAGGCAATCTTTAAAACTCGAAAAAGGCACCATCCCAACCGACTGGACACCTGCCCCGGAGGATGTGCAGACTGCCATCGATGCCGAAAAAACCCGTATTAACGACATCCTTTCCGACAATATTGCAGACCCGTCAGAGAAACAGTACCTGAGCAATCTCTGGCAAGAAATCTACGCCGAATACCCACGCATCTGGGCGCAGGCAAACGATTATTCGGTCGATAAATCGAATTACGAAGCGAAATACACGGCACTCAACAATCTGCTTTCTCCAGTGCTCGCAAATTTAACCGTAAACTCAACTGTTTCAGGCGCATCTATCAGAACAGCCTTTTCAGAGTATTACGACGCAAAAACGTTTCTGCTTAACAACATCACGAACAAGGTAAATACAACCGCTTCGGATGCGCAGGCAAAGGCAAACCTATCCGCAGCTATTACAGATAAGTTCTCAGGCTTTAACGGTGGTCTTGCAACTGCTGTAATAATGGAGATGAGAGAGCCTTCAACCACCACACGTGGAGATGCAACGGCTGGTATTTCGGGGATTCAAAAGGATATAAACGGAAATTTCCTGCCCGCAGTTTGGGCTGGCGGAACTTATGACGAAGCTATTTCTGGTATTGCTAAAGCTATTATCAGGCACGATGGCACATCAAAGTTTATGGACACGGATATAACGGGCAGGATAACAAGCAACGAAGGTGTGATTGCTGGGTGGGAGTTTACAGCCGGAAGAATAGGTAAAACTCAATCAAACACAGGGGCAGCATCGGCTGATGGGTTATCCTTGTACGACAGTTTTATAAAGTTTTCAGACGCAGACTCATCCGTCTTTTTAGGTACAAACGTACTCCCAGCATCAACAGGAATGGTCGGAATGGGAAGAATTACCAACACCAACTCAAACATTAGAAAGATAGGGATGTATTTCGATATGGCCGGAGCAGACACCAGCTTTTGGGACGGTTCGAGCAATAACATAGCTATGTATATTAACAGAGGCGTAATTACAGGAGCCAAATTTAACGGCGTAAATCACAATTTAACAAGCGCTGGATATACAATAGGCGAGGAAACTGTTGTCATTATATACAACAGTTCCGAAGGTTATACAGTTTACCTTCCTGCTAATCCGGAGGCGTGGGAGTTTAAGTGGATAACAAGTGTAAATAATGTAAACTTTGTGTTGCATGGAAATGGGAAAAATATATGGAGTCCTTTCTCCGGAAGCGTGGCCAGCCTAACATTTAAAAGCGGTGTGGTAGTTTATACAGGACAAGAATGGGCGTATATAGGTTAATAAAAATAAAATATGAAAAAAGTAGATTTAAGCAGAGTCGAAATTCAAACGCTAAACGGTCAAATCGTTGAGTACAACCTCGCTAAAGAACTGGCAGAAGTAATTTTTCAGAACACACAAAGTATTGCAGAACATGCTTTTTGCATGGAATTATACAAGGACCCCGTGATTGAATTAACGGAGGAAAACAAGACTATAATTGAGAAGTACATTCAACAGTATTTCAAGGCATTCGTTCAAGTGGCGGTAAATACACTTTTAACGAAACAGTGAATTATCATGAAAAGTTTAAAACAGTTATAAAGGAAAAGGTGATGAATTGGGAGATAATTATATCGGCAATAGTCGGAATGCTTACTGGAGGCGGCGTTTCGTGGTTATTCAAGCTAAAGGAGGACAAGGCGAGTTCACAGGCAGACGTGGTGGATAGCTCAACCGAGGCGATGAACAAAATGATGGAATTGATAGGTTCGCAGCAGGACAGGTTCAACAAGATCATCGAGGGAAAGGACAAGCTGATAGAACAGCAGCAAGGACTTATCGACGGGTACAAGACCGCACTCGAAGAGGCTAATCAGAAATTGAAAGGGTTGGAGTTTAAGGTTGGCGAGAATGACCGAAAGATTACCGGAATGCAGAAAACAATTGATAATGAAATTAAAGAGCGCAAGATGGCAGAAAGCAACATCTGTCTCGTTCCGGAATGCCAATTGAGGAAGCCAAAGTTAGGAACTTATAAAAAGGAAGCATGAAGACAAGCGACAAAGGGATAGAGTTCATCAAACGACACGAGGGGCTGCGATTAAAGGCGTACCAGTGCCCCGCTGGTGTTTGGACGATAGGTTACGGCAGCACTGGAGGCGTTCGCCCTGGAGACGTGATAACCGAGGTGCAAGCGGAAGTAAAATTGAGAGAGGATCTAAGGACGGCCGAGAACGAGGTCAACAGGCACAAGCTGAACATCAATCAAAATCAGTTTGACGCTCTTGTTTCCTTCACGTTCAACGTCGGATCGGGGAATTTCAGGAGCTCGACACTTTTGAAACGCATCAAGGAAAACCCAAACCATCCAGATATCCAAAATCAATTCAACAGGTGGATTTATGCCGGGGGGAAAGTTTTACCCGGCCTGATTAAAAGAAGAGCGGAGGAAGCTAAATTGTATTTCAAATAAAACCAACATGACTAATAAACGTGATCAAAAAATACGGCTTGTTTGGACGATAATCCTGTTAGCTATTCTGGTTGTATTCCTGCTTACCGGGTGTAAGACGAAAACGGTACTCGTCCCGGTTAAGGAAACGAAAATCGAATACAGGGATAGATTAAGGGTTGATAGCATCTATAATAGGGATACGGTGCAAATATATGGGCGCAATGACACTATTTTTAAAGATATAATAAGGTGGAGGGAGCGATTCAGGGTTGATACGGTAAGTGTGGTTAAGATTGATTCTATCCCATACCCTGTAGAAGTAATTAGAGAGGTCAACAAGCTAACGAAATGGCAGAGGTGGAGACTTACATTGCTTAATGTAATTGGAGGTCTTACAGTCGTTTATATTGCGTTTAGAGTGGGTAGGGCGAAATGGTGGATATAATTAAAAACAAGAACATAAATTTGGTTGTATCAAGGATTAATAGTATCTTTGATATTACAAAACTGAACTATGATACATTAACGTGATTATTGATTTAGGATTGGTTCAAAGACTGGTTTTTAAAATTGTTTTCAGGTTCATTTTTTTTAGGTTTACTTTAGGTTACTCATAACCTACTTTTTAAAAGATTATTACTGTAAAAATATCTGTCCGTGAGGATGGGTATTTTTTTTTACACGTTAAAGCATCAAAGTATCAAGGTGTTATCGGTGAAATTATTCCTTTAATGCGGTAAATTATTTTTATTTTTGAAGAAATAATACTGTAAATGTTTGCATGTCAAGTGTTTAAGTGTCAAAATTAGAAATATTAGGTAAATTAGGCACTTTGTAAAACTATATAGGGAAAAGGCTTATATAGCTCTATAGTTATATATAATATTTTAATAATAATAATAATATTATATATATATAGTTGATTTATAGAGAGTTACAGCCATATTTTAACTATTATTTTATTTTACATATTATAATTAAGATTGTAAGGAAACAACGATTATATGCCTGATGCAAAGCACTTTATACCCTGATACAAGCAAAACAAAATTAGAAATACTTCAAAATACTTCAAAATAGACTGCTTCCACACGCTCAAAACCTTGAAGCAGTAAAATTACATCAGTCACACCTATGACATCTATTTATAGTTAAAGAATATTAAAAACGTGATATTTCGCGATTTTTCGTGATTTTTCTTCTATTTTATTTTGGTATATCAAAAACATTCTGTATCTTTGTAGTGTTAAGTTAAACAAGTAGTAATAATCAAATAAAATAACAAGTTATGAGAACAATAGATTTTTTAACAGCAGGTAAAGTTAGATATGGGGCATCTAAAGCGCAATATAATTATATTAAGAGCCTCGGAGGAGAAATAAATATGGCTGAAAACAGATTTTGTAACTACTTTACAAAGCAACAGGCAAGCGAAGCAATAGATTTATTAAAGAGTGGGAATAAAGTTGTATTTAAGCAGAGATTTTAATAAAGACTAAAGTAAGACAAATAAAGACCTAAGCAAGTCGAAAAACTGCTTATTTAAAATTAAAGTAGTAATAATAAAATAAAAAGTAAACATTATGAAGTACTTCCTTAGATATTCACTTAATATCGATAAAGACATTGAAAGAGGAGTCTCTTATCACTATACAGGATTAGATAAATCATTCTCAATTGAGGATATAGAAAACGGAACTGGTCTCACGATCGACAAATTGGAGTATAACGAGGAGGCGGATATGTACGTTCAACCTCTTGCGGGTTTGTGTGCTTTTGAGCTTGAGGCTGAAGATATCGAAGAAGCTATCGAAGAAGCAAGAGGATTTCGGTTTAACGACGTCTACAACACCGAAGCAATGGACTACTTCCATATTCTCACAGGAGACTACGAAGATGAATGCCCAGAAGGGTGTGTAATATCTAACGCAGAATTGGTTTATTCAAACAATTAATAAAACTACGATATTATTTAATTTTTAATACCTCACGATGTACAGGTTAATCGTCATTACAATTATGGCAAAAAAAGAAGCAACAACAGCAGCAGAAATCAAAGTTAAGCAGCCTAAACTAAAATTGAAAAATGTTGAGGTTGTATTTGCAAATCTTGAAGATGAGGGATTTGGCAGGTCTCTAACCATCAAGGTTACAAGCGAGAATGAAAAAGCAATTAATGATTTTTTCAATGTTAATCAAATTGGCAACGAAAAATCTAAGGTTATTGGCGAACCTAATTACAAGGAGTACGAGGGTACGAAGCAACTTGGTATCAGGTTCAATGATAACACGAGGTTTGCCGGGCTGAATGGACTTGACCAGCTTGATCTTGGTTTTGGTGCAAGAATTGACTGCATTATTAATGCTTTCGAGTATAACAACAAGTTCACCCGCGGTGCCACGTTCGTAGGTGCAAGCCTTTCCGCGGTAGTAATTTTATCCGGTCGCAGAACAGGAGCAGATGCTGATTTAAATGACCTTTTAAATGAAGCACAGGAGAGAGAATTTGTACAGGGTGATCAGTTTGTGCAAAAAGAAGTAGCACAAGCAGAGAGCGCAAAGGATGATTTACCATTTTAATAATATCAAATTATGATTTTATCATTTGAATTAACAATGCCAAATGTAGGCAGTTGGAACAGACAATGGACTGGTCAAGGTTCAAAGTATTACAGACATAGAAATGTGTCAAAACAAGAGGCCGAAAAAATACTTGCAGGCAAAGAAAGAAACTCGTGGTACTATAATTTTGGTGATGGTTGGGGTGCGAGTGTTTCAGTTGTAAAGGTTTTGGCAGGTGAGAAAAATAAACGTGAACGCATTTCAAAAGGATTTGCAGGATATGATTGGATGATTGACGAAATACTTAAATATGGTCGAATTTTGGAACGCAAAGAACGTCAGGAAATGCGTAAACAGCAAACTGTTAATAGTGTTCCTGCGGTGTCGGTCTAAAACGGCTTATAACATAGCATTTACGAATATTTAGATAAAATAGTATGATTTTAAAAATTAATGTCATGAACGAAATAAAAGAAATAAAAATACCGAAAGGCGTTGAGAGCATATCAGTGAAGCAACATGAGGATAAGATAGTGATTGAGTTTATACCGAAAGGGAATGAGTTTAAAAACGGGGACTTTGTATATGAGGATGGCAGGATAATGATAGTGAAGAGATATCCAAACATGTATCATGCTAACTGCTATCCTAAATATTCGAACCTTGTAGGTTATAACGGTTGGTATGGGGTAGACTTTTCATTATCGACATTCAGGTATGCAACAAAGGAAGAAAAACAACTTTTGATTGATGCAATGAAGAAAGACGGCAAACGCTGGAATGCTGAAATTAAGTGCATCGAGGATATCCCGCAACCAAAGTTTAAGTCAGGAGATAAGGTTAAGATTAAAGATGGTATTTCGAGCAAGACGCATAGGTGTATAAGCCCATATTTCACCAGCACGATGGATGAATTTATCGGGAAAGAATTGACGGTGAAAGAGTACACTTATGATGGTTTTGTGGTATTTGATTATTTTGGGTATCAATTTGCCGAGGACTGGCTCGAACCGTGTAGCGATGAGCTGAAAAAAGGCGATTTGGCTATATTTTGGGATAGTGGCTGTTTAAATCCTTTAATTCGCCTTTATCATGCCAAATCATACAGTGGAGATGGGCACTATGATAATTTTGGAACCGCTTGGGACAATGCAGTAAAGTGGGATGGTACTAAAGAGCAATTTGATAAAGTATCAAGAGATTAAATCTAATCTAAAATAACTACCTTTATTTTGGTATATCTAAATAAAGTTGTATATTTGTAATACCAAAATAAAGGTAGTTTTAAAAAACAAGTAATAATCTAAAAAAAAACAGTTATGACAACAGTAAGCAAGCAGGAATTAAAACAAGCTCACCAACAGGAAATTGAAAAATCAAGAGTTGGTGGCTTCGGCGGATCGGACGCAAAGATGTTTTACAAGATAGGATTAAATGGCTTATCAGCACTATCAAACACCGACAAGCTGAGGATAAGGGTAGCTAAAGATATTGATGAGTATAAACCTATCATGCAGACAGAAGCGATGCAGAAGGGGCATGATTTTGAGGATTGGTGGGCAGAGGAATGCAAGGAGTCTCTGAGTGGATATATTAGAGAGTATAGAATTGAACCTGAAAATGGGCTGGCAGTGAATTTTGATGTTTTTGCTCATGCTGACTTTTACAACATCAAAGGCAAATGGGCGATTGAATTGAAATGCGTATCAAATGTTTACACGGTGCAGGATGATTACATGGCACAATTGCAATGGTATTACATGTTAGGTTGCGATAGAGTAGGTTTAATTGTTTGTGACAGCAATTTTGATAATTTTGACGATGGATTAGGAGACTATTTTGAGGTTAAACCAAATGAAAATTATATTGATACCTTAAAGCACGGTATTAAACTACTCGATGTCAACTGGGATAATCTTGACATTAAAATAGGTGACGAGTGGGATGAGAGCGATTTGTTTCCATCCGAGCAAAAAGAGGTGCAGTTGATGACCTCTTATTTACAACAGATAAAATCGATGGAGGCGCAGATCGAGGAGAGCAAGGCAAAATTACTTGATATGATGACAAAAAGCGGCGTTAAGTCTATAAAATCAGGAAGTTATA